TTAGCTCAGGGTGTTGGAAGATTCGTTTAGGTCTAGTGCTGTCGCTACCTGGTCTCTGTCATGCTGGTTCATGTTGTCCAGCAGTGATTGACTCTGGTTGTAAATTGATCTATTGGCTGTTGTTATGGCCAACTGCTCACAGCTCTGGGTTATCTGCTGTTCCACAGTCAACCTGTCGTAGTTGGCAGTGTTGATCCTGTTGTCACGTTGGGCTTTCTGCGACACGGAATTCAGGTCCACGGAATCTAGTACATCAGGCAGTCCCCGGTCACGTAGCACCTGCTCCACCACGGCACTCTTGTCCGAATCTGAGTTTATGGTGTATAAGGGATTTAGATTGGCCGAATTTTCCGTATAGTTCTCAAAATAATTTTTCCATTCTTTGTTCTGTGAAATATTAAGCATTAATTTTTTTAGGGTTTCGTCCTGGGCCAATGATGCAAAACTCGAATGGTTAGTCAATGCAGTGATGAAACCTCTTATACCGGATAAATTGCTTTCCTCTAGTGCTACCTGCACAGTGATCTTCTCTCTCGTCTCGATGAGTTTCGTTTTGTTTGACAGGTATGGTTCTGACGCCAATGCGTTGTTGAGGTTGGTGTGTGCTGTTGCCACCGCCGCTGAAAACGTGTCCAGTGTCTGCTGGAAGTCCGTGCTGTCGGCCACTACCGAATTGATGAAATTTTTTAGATTGTCATATGCCGTCTGCAGTGCCGTGTCCGCGGACAGTCCTGCGTTGTTGATAAAAGTTATCGCTTCGTTCAGTGTCGTGAACACAGGCGCCGTGCTGTCCTCGGTCTCCACGAACTTGTTGTTCAGTGTGCCAAAGTGATCGTTCACGCCCCTGCTCTTATCGGATGCACTCACCCCAAACAGATTCGGGATTATGGTTTGTATGGCCTGTACAGTTTGCAATAGCTCTACGAAGGTTGCCGTCTGCGGCTCTGAAGATGGTATAGGAACAATAGTGGCATCCAGTATGCTGTTGGTGTGTCTCAATAGATCACCGAGCACACTGCCCATGTTGATGTGGGCGACGTTGTTGATCTCTTCCTTGATGTCTGTCTTCTGTGAAGTGGTCAGTACAGCATTGGACTCGATAACAGAATCCAATTGGAAACCTTTGAGTACCCATCCCACTTTGAATTGGTTTATTGCGTTCTCCAGAGCTTGGTTGGAGAATCCAGGAGAGGATTCCGCAAGTGATTTTAGACCTTTGTTTACTGACATGATTATCCTCCAGCGAACACGTTTGGTGCTCCTTGTATCATGGCATCCTGGTCCGTGCTGTCACCCACCCTCGCTACTGGTACACCTTGTGCGAACACTGAGCTGGAACCTGCATTGATACTGGCACCATGGCCGATGCAGTCAAGACCTTTCTTTATAGTGTGTGGCACAACTGGGTCACCTTGTCTGGCGACTGGTATTCCGTTGGCCATCACAGTGAACTGTGTCGCCACAACGGGTATGACGAAAGTACAAGTGTGTCCTGTTGCGGCTAGGTCGCCGCCTCTTGATAGTTGTGGCATGTGCCAGTATTTATGTGTAGTGAAAATCGCCGGTGCTACTTGCCGGCAAATGGTGGTGGACGGTTAAAAGATTTACAAATAGCATGTAGACCTTCTTTCAAAACCCTTTTCACCTTGCAATCATATCCGGTAATTGACGATAGCATATGGTCGTCTGTGGTCTTCTTGCCACTGGCTGACAAACTGAGATCAACGGCACTTTTGGCATAGGTCACAGTTTTATAGGTTTCGTATGAGCTGGTGCCTGTGCCTACCACTGCTCCTATACTACCACATGATGTCAGTAGCAATAAAAGTATTAAAAATCTCATGATGTATTACAGTTTGAATTTGCTGAATTGGCCTTTCTTGACATCTTGCTTGATGCCACCAACGATATAACTCTCGACTTCTGTCTCTTGTGGTGCCACCTGCATACCTTTGCTTGACAACCAATGCTGTGTCCAAGGTAGCGGATTTTGTGATGCTGATACATCATATATTGCATCAAATCCCAACGCTCTCAATCTCTTGTTTGCGATCCATTCCACATAGTTGCCCAACAGTTTCTCGTTAAGTCCTATGATAGATCCATCTTTGAACAGGTACTTGGCCCATGCTTTCTCTTCGTCCACTGTGTTCTTGAACATCTGAATTACTTCTTTCTCTGTGCCTTTCATGGCCTTGGTCATCTCTGCATCATCACCCTTCTGCCATGCCTTGATAACGTGTGTGGACAGATTCAAGTGTGTTGCTTCGTCCCTTGCTATCAGCGATAAAAGTTTAGCAGAGCCTTCCATGAGTTTGAGTTCGCCAAATGCGAATGTGCAGGCGAATGATATGTAAAATCTCAATCCCTCTAACAGGTTAACAGTCACCATTGCAAGATACAATGCTCTTTTAAGTTCTATGATATCTCCCTTGCCTTTGACTGTGTATTCCAGTGCCATCTTGTTGAACTTGTCATAGTTCTCTGTGACGGTTTTAGCTCTCTTTAGGATCTCTTTGTCTTCTAGTATGGTGTCGAACACTTCTGCAGGATCTGAATAAACGTTCTTCATGATGTGCGTGTATGCTCTTGAGTGAATAGTTTCAAAGAAGTCCCATGTCACTATGCAACCTTCCAGTTCAGGATTTGAACAGTATGGTAGGAATGCCAGTGATGGGCCTCTGCCTTGCACACTGTCAAGCAGTGTTTGGTATTTCAAGTTTGACGTGAATATGTGTTTCTGTTCTGGTCTGAAGTTCATGAAGTCTGCTCTGTCCTTCTGCAAACTGACTTCTTCTGCTCTCCAGAAGTAACCCAGCATGGTTTGATTCAACTTGTCGAACTGTGGGTATTTGATATCGTCATAACGTTGGATGGCCATGTCCTCACCAAAGAACATTGGTTGCTTCATCCAGTCAACTTTCGTTGTGTTAAAAACAGTTTTTGCCATTATATTGTACAAGCATCGCAGTCTTCGCCGTCGATGTCAGTGTCACTACTTATTAGGTTTTCAGGTAATTCTACATCCTCACCATCATCAGTGTCTATAGTAGCACTCAGTCCAGCTGGTTGTACGTCTTCGTCATCGCCTTTGAAGTCGTATGTGTTTTGATAGTAACTTGTTTTCCAACCAAGTTTGTATGCTGTCAGCATGTCATTGGCCATGACTGATAGTGGAACTTCGTTGTTTTCAAAGTGTGTGGGGTTGTAACTCCAGTTGCCTGATATGGCTTGATCGAAGTACTTCTGCATCATTGCCACAACATTGATATAGCCTGTGTTGTCTGGCATGTCCCATAGCAGAGTGTAATCATTTTTAAGTTTGGGGAACCCTGGTGCAATCTGCTTCAGTGGTCCTTTCTTGCTTTTCTTGATTGACAACAATGCTCTAGGTGGTTCTATACCGTTTGTCTCGTTTGAAACCACTGAACTACTCTCACTTGGCATCTGTGCTGACAGTGTGCTGTGTCTTAGTCCATGCTTGGCGATGTCTTTTCTTAAACTTTCCCATGCCATTCTCTGTTTGTGTGGAACGATCTTGTCTACGTCTTTCTTGTAGTGATCTATTGGCAGTAGGCCGTCTGCGTATTTTGTTCTGTCAAATGCTTCGCACTTGCCTTTTTCTTTTGCAAGATTGTTACTTGCTTTCAACAGGTGATATTGGAATGCTTCTGAAAGTCTATCAACTAGATCCCATGCCTTTGGATCAGAATACTTAACACCATGTTTTGCTAGATAGTGCGCCAGTCCAATGTAACCAATACCTAGGCTTCTTCTTCTCTTTGTACTAACTTCCGCCGCCTTAACTGGATAGTCTTGGTAGTCTATGATCTGTTCCAGTGCTCTAACTGCCAGATCACATATGTTCTCTAGTTCACCCAAATCATTCAATCCACCGACGTTGACTGCTGAAAGAATACAAAGTGCAATCTCTCCTTGGTCATCGTGTATGTCCTGTATGGGTGTGGTGGGTAGTGTGATCTCTTGACATAGATTACTCATTGAAACTTTGTCCTTGAATGAACTGTGTGAGTTACAGTGGTCCAAATTCATTATGTATATACGTCCTGTCTCTGCTCTCTCTTTTAATAAGTCTCCAAACAGATCCTGTGCTGGAACTGTTTTCTTTGGAATGGTCTTGTCAGCTTCATACTTCAAGTACAAGTCATCAAAGTCCTCTGTACCAAATGCTTCGTATAGTCCAGGTGCTTGGTGTGGAGATATTAATGTGATGTCTTCCTCGTTCATAAATCTCTCATAGAACAGTTTTGTAATTTGTATGGAGTAATCTAGTTTCCTAACCCTGTTGTCTTCTGTACCTTTGTTGTTTTTCAGTACAAGGATGTCTTCTATCTCTGGGTGCCATATTGGGAAGTGTACAGTTGCACTACCACCCCTCACACCATTCTGTGTACAACATCTCACTGTTGCCTCAAACTTCTTAAGGAACGGGACCACACCTGTGTGTTGAACTTCACCTCCCCTAATTCTGCTGTTGATACCTCTGATACGTCCTGCGTTGATTCCTATGCCTGCTCTTCTGGCAACGTACAATCCAATCGCCATGTCACTTGAGAATATGCTTGACAGTGTGTCGTCGGTGTCCACTAGAACGCAAGAAGCAAATTGTCTTATAGGAGTTCTTACTCCTGCCATCACCGGCGTTGGAATGTTTATCTTGTGCTGTGATATCGCATCGTAATATTTCTTAACATAGCCTAGTCTTGTCTTCTCTGGATACTCTGCGAACAGCGTCGCCGCGATCATCATGTACATGTCTTGTGGTGTTTCGTACAGTTGTCCTGTGCTTCTGTCCTGCACAAGATACTTGTCACATATCTGTCTCAGACCTGCGTATGTGAATTTAAGATCCCTGTCTCTCTTGATCCATGTGTTTAATTTTTTGATCTCAGTCTTGTTGTACTTGTCGAGGATACCTTTGTCGTACACTCCTGACCTAATGTTCCGTACAATCAGTTTCAACAACGGAATGTATTCGTACTGTCCGTGTGCTTCTTTACGTACATCATAGGATAGTAGTCTCGCCGCGGCAAATTGATAGTTGGGTGCTTCTAGGCTTATCAGATCATTTGCTGAACGCACTAGAACATTCTGAATATCTTTTGTTGTCATGCCATCATAGAACTGGATGTTTGCATTCATTTCAATCTGTGACGAACTGACACCTGACAGACCTTCGCAGGCCTCCTCAACGACGAAATGTATTTTGTTGATGTCTAGGATCTCCTGCTTGCCATCTCTCTTCTGTACTTTGATTGTCGAGGAGTTGGTGTTTGGCATTAAGTTTTTGTAATTTTTATTTTTGATTATTGTTTTTATTGTATCCATATTTATCTAAATCTGTGTTTATAACTTTTTTATTAATTTTCTGTCATAGTCTTACGGTTAAAACTACAACGTCGTTTTGCTATTTTATAATATACTAATATTATATTGAAAAGACTTTTTTGTCTACTGGATAATAGAGTTTTACGTGGACAACTGTAGGTATTATGCTATGATTGTTGTTTGGTAATCAAAGGTTGCGTTGGTACTTGATGAGTTTGTCATGACATACTTCAGAGCAACTGTTTCACTGCCTGCCGTGGAGTCTTTGTTGTCGAGAGTGGCTGAAAGAGTAACTCCGATATCTGCACCGCTTTCAGTGAAGGTATCATCGGAACTGACTGCTGTGGTAGATGCACTGATAACAAATTCACCTGTCCTGTCAAGTGTTCCTCTTACTATCTTGTATTTTATAATTAACCCTTTTCCTGCTAGTGCCGGAAATTCGTTTATCGTAGTGGCCGACGATGTGTTGTTTAAGAGAGTTTCTTGTTTGATTGCTTTGGTTTGTATTCCAATGCCTTGTAATTCTGGTGCGGCATTTAATTCTGAACTGCCGTCTGCTCTCCTCAGGTCTGTCCTCTCAAAGAAATCCATCACGGATGAACACTCATCGTTATCGTATTGTAGTACAGGAACTTCTCTGATTGATCCTGGTCCTTCGAAGTTGTTGGCAACAGTTTCAGCATACCAGTTACCATAAGAGATAACATTTCTAGTTCCGATACCTGTTGTTGTGCTAGAAGCTTTCACGTATATTGCTTGTTGTCCTATCGTGCTCCAGCTCGAACCTGAGAACTGTATGTCCCTTGGTCCTACCGTTAAACCGTTTGTAGATCCATCCATTGTTTCACCAAGCATGGCACCATAGTAGGCTGTGTTGAAATCACAGTTCGTGAATCTTACATTCGTCACATCATAACTCATGTCTACCAGTCTGGCGAAGCCCGTGAACTGACATTGGTTGAATACAATGTTCGTACAAGGCAGGGCAGTTGTTGATCTGACTGACACACCTTTTGAGTTTGCAGAGTCCGTTCCACCCGCCACGTATGATCCATGGAACTTGCAATTATCGACAAACACTTTCGTCGCGTTATCTATTGACAGTCCACCGTATGCCACTGATGTCCTGATTGTCATGTTTGAAATCTGTATCTGTGTTGGTGTCGTCGCACTTGCGTTACCTATGTCTCCGTAAACATTTCCGTCATCGTCTTCTGTCACCAATGCCGGTGCCGATGCTGAGTTCTTTATTATTGTCTTGTCTGGTCCTTCACCTACCAAGTGTGCGTAAGGTGGGATGGTCAGTGATGCATTGATCTTGTATGTGCCCGCAGGGAAAAACAGTGTTCTCCTTGATCTCACATCGTCTTGATCCGTGTCTGAATATAGTTCGTCTATTGCTCTCTGTATGGCAACCACGTCTGCTGTTGAATCATCTCCGACCGCACCAAAGTCTTTGACTGAAACGTAGTCGTCCAGTCTCTTCTGTAATGTCCTGGATACGTCGCCACTCGCACCTGTCAAGACAGGAGTTGAATCTGCCAGGTAACCTCTGTATGTGTGAGTCAATGCTGTTGTGAATGCTGAGGTTCCGGCAGTCATGATCTCAGTGTTCCCCACTGCTGGAGCACCGTCCGCCACTGTGCCGTTACCTATGTACAGTTTCTGCTCGTCGATTGACCAACCCAGTTCTCCGGCCGCCAATTGCGGTAGATCGGTTTTCTTACCTCTTCGGTGCTGAATTCTTGAGATTTGTACAATGGGCACGATTAATGGTTTCCTCTAAATTTTGTTAACATTTACTGTATTTATACAGTGATCCAAACACGCTTGCCGTCCTTCAAACGCCAGGTCTTGCCCTTACCTATATTGACTGTTGATTTGTGTTGATTGTTCACATAAGGTTTTAATTTGGGCATATCACTACGCCTTATACGCCAGCCTTTTGTTTGTTTCTGGAACAGCCTGCTGTTGGGATTATTCAAGCCGGTGGGCATACTCTTGTCTATGCCGTGCTTGTCACACCATTCTGCTATGTTCTGAACATAAGTTTCCTTACTGCTGTTGACCTTGCTCACGTACCATCCTTTGGATCTTGCCATTGCTTGTCTCCTGTGTAAATTTGTCCTTTGTTCCTGAGATAATGAATCCCAATATTGTTTCATTCCTTTTGTGTTGTATTTGATCTTCCTGTTTGCGTAGTCGATGTGTTTGCTGTTGTCACCGCCTGTGCCACCCTCGTTCATATTGTAACCTTGGTTGCCTAGAGCGCCTGTTTTGTCAATCCAATACTGTTCCCTTTCACTGGCCTGCTTTGAAGTTAATTTGTCTTCCAATATTACCTTGGTGAAGTTCTGTTTGCCGTGTTTGGCTATGGCCTTCTGTAACAACTTGCCAGAACCTAGGTAGTGGGCATAGTTCTTATATTGTTTACCAATATAGAATTTCTCCGTGATTTTATTGAAGGTTTTGTATATGGAATACAT